GGTTGGATTCGATCCGGCCAAAGTGGCGTTTCTGGCGGGGGTGCTGGCTAAGAATGGTATCGATCCGTACTCTTAAGGGAAACCAAGGTTTCCCTTATGATCCCATCCTTTAATGTTAAACCACTTTTGTAACCACCTTTGTGACACTATTTGTAAATATTCTTCGTAAAATATTTATAAAGATCTTATCAAACCGGGTTACCCTGCAGGAGGGGTCGCAGGGTCCGAGCCCCGTAGGGGCTCAACCTGGATCGCCCGAAGGGCGATTGAGGGAACCTGGGTTCCCTGCCTGATAGATTTCTAGCATTTTTTTGACGATGTGGCTGCGTTCTACATCTTCATACTGCATTTCCACCATCTTGATTTCCTCTAGTTCTTGGTTCTCCGGCTTGCGTAATTTATACATCAAATCTCTCAGTCCGTTTTCCGCGTTTTTGATGGTTTTGTCGCTTTGTTTGAGGTCCCCTGTGATCACTAGTTTGCTATTGGTGCCAAGACGGGTCGTCAACATCAACATTTGGTTCGGTGAGCTGTTTTGCATTTCGTCCGCGATGATGAAACTATTTTTGAACGTTCTTCCCCGCATAAATGCTAAGGGGGAGATTTCGATGATGTTGTTTTTTAGCATCATGGTGAGTTCGTGTTGTTGATATTGTTCTAAAATGATGTCGAACATGGGTCGGGTCCATGGGTCCATCTTATTTACCAAGGTTCCGGGTAAAAATCCGATTTCCTCGTCTTCGACCGGGACGATGGGGCGGGTCAGGACGATCTTTTCGATGTTGCCTCGTTTGAGTTGTTCGAGGGCGGTGAGGCAGGCGAACAGGGTTTTACCACATCCGGCGGGGCCGATACCTAAGACGATGGACGTGTCTGGATTATTTAAATATTTTTGGTAGAGAACCTGATTGGGGGTTTTCGGTTGATACTTGGGAGCGATGCTTTTAGCGTTTTTCTGCGAATACAGTCTTATCGAGGGGGTTTTTATATGGGGTCGGGTGGGAGTGAGGGCCCGGAGGTGGATCGGCAGCGCTAACAAATATATCAATCGACTCAGTTTCATGGTGGGCTTGATATATTTTTCAATGGTTTTTTATTTCACATTTTCAACTAATGTTATCACATTTTCAACTAATGTTAATTTCCAAGCGACAGATATTCTTATATCATCAAAATATCTCGTAAATGAATTTCCCTTATGAAAATAGGTCGAAGGGAACATAACCCCCCTATTAAATGTTGGTTCGTAAGACAAAATGTACTTTTCTTCAGGCACCTTTATCATTAGATATCCACCCAATACTTCCTGATCCTTTTTTTCATATTCGTTCAAATAAAGACAAAATGTAAATGTATTCGGCTCTATACTATCTTGGTGATATGTACCATCTTGACCAAATGTTTGTCCGTTTGCATATACGCGATCTAATCTAAACTTTTTTAGAAATGTCTTTTCGATTTTTTTAAATAATAATTTCGAAAATATGTCGTTTTCAATCAAATCTGCGTGCCAAAATTTGGCAAAAACACTATTTGTTGGAAAGTTATTTTGTAAAAACCCATTGAAACTGTTATCCCCATTTTTTTGAGAGCTATGACCAAAAATCCATTTTTCATTATGTATTATTCTCAACACTATTTTTAATTCTTCGTCCGATAAAAAATCGTCAACGACCGTAATATTGTTCATTTTACTATTAACCCAAACATATTTCTATATTATTTATCTATTTATTTTCTGCAAAAATGGCAATGAACTTTTCTTGCCAACGTATTGTGAGTAATAAAACCTTTTTTGCAATAATCGCATGCGACTGTCTCATCATTGTCGCTTACGTATTCGGTCATTTTTTTAAATATTAATTCTATGTCCGCGTTTTTATTTAAGATATCGTTTTTCAAATTCTCATTAAAATCTTTAACGATTTCTGTTATATCTTTGTTTTCTTCTTCTATATTAATTTGGTTCAGAAGTATCGACAGAATCTCTTCATTCTTCTTTAAAAGTTGTTCGGTCTTTACTTTATTATTATTTAAAATAGTAACTTTTTTAAGAATTTGTAAAAGTCCATCCCTTTTATTTGACACATACGATTCATCGTATCCGTATTTTTTCTGAAACTCTTCAAACGTTTCGTACTTTTTATATCCAAAAATTTCAAAATCTTTCTCAAAATGCATATTTACATAGTTAAAAGTCTCTTTAGTATAGTTCTCTACCAATTCATTTTTGCGTTTTAAATCGTCATTGTAAGATGCATTTAATCTTATATCTTTAGAAACTAAATCCATATGCATAGATTTTATCCCCAATAATGTTAATATTTCTAAAAAATCGGCGTCTAATGTTTCTTGACGCCCAATATAGTGAATATTTATTTCACCATTATCGTCTACAAAATGTTGATATTGCGGTATAAACGCGTGAAAAAAGGATATATTATTAACGTTTTCTCTATTGTTTATGAACGTAGCAAAGCTTTCAAAATATTCCTTTTTTTCATATGAATTTCTAATTTTATTGTTGTCATTAGATTGTAAAAGGCATTTTTTTAAGTAATTATATGCAGAAAATATGCGGTCGTATGGATTTCTTACAAACGTAAAAATAAAATAATTATTTAACTTCCGGGTATTTATATTTTGGTGCGATGAATAATACCTATAGAGCCCTCGTTTTCTTATTGTATGACTATCTGTGTCTTCGTCTAACTTTACATGTCTTGAATCATCAAAAAAACTACCATAACCTTGGTGCGTCGCTGGACCCACTATATGTTCGAAACCGTATTGACGGCATAATATGTTATATATATATGCCCCACCGCATTTCGGATTGTGTAAAAAAATAACTTTAATATCGTTATTTATATACATTTTGTTTAATATACGCACATTTCCTTTATTCGCTTTATCCGTAATCAATCATTTTTAATAGCCACGTATTTATTGTATATCTAAAAGTATTATTTTCTACAGATGTTACTGAATGAGGATGGGTCCAATATGGTGGGAATAACAATACTGATCCTTTCTTCATTTTTATTTTAACGTTGTGATCAGGGAACTCAAATATACCACCAGAATAATCATCATTTAAAGCAACTATAACTGTTGCACATCTAATATAATCTTTTATATTTATGATTGAACTGTTGTTTTTCTGTACAAAATCATTGTCTGAGTGTAAATTTGTTCTCCCATAAATCTTTCTGAAGCATAACCCAGAATGCTTTTGAAATATGATTCTAGGGTTTTTTTTACTTATAATACAATTAATTAATGAAAATTTGCTATTAATTTTATTTAATAAATGTAACATCATGGGCTTTTTTATACCATTAAGGCTATTGGTAGTTATTTCTTTCTTTAATTTGGATTTTTTTAATAGCGTATCGTATTCATTTTTCTCTGTAGAAAAAACATAATAATCCTTGTAACATAAATCATTATGTAAGTTTATATCATTAAAAGAATAACATTCTACATTATTTCCTCGTCCAATTTTATTGAAACTGCATTTTGTTATATTTATAATTTTCACTATTTCATTGCATAATTCGTCATCAAACACATCTTCAAATATATATATATTGGAAGTTTTGTATTCAATAACAGTTTTGTTTTTTATAGTCTCGATTAAAATGTTTTCTCCATAGTATTCTTTCAATTTTTTTTCGTTTTCTTCTTCCATATCATAAATATAAATATACAAGTAGTTTTTATACCTTTCAGCTTTTCATAATTGTAAATGTAAAAAATATAAATAATATTATTCGTAATATTGAAATGATTAAGATTATTCCTGATGTTTTAACAGATGATCTTTGCATTGAAATAGTTGATGAACTTGATAAGATATCAAGCAATTGTTTCATCATACCAAAAAATGATAAAACATGGATTGATACTGAATACTTTTTGTACAGACAACTCTTAATCGCAATCAATGATTATGAAAAAAAAAGAGAGACCCCCCTTTTTTTAAGCCATTTTAAAATATGTAAAATAGAACAAAATGCTCATTCTGAAATCAAAAATTTTTCTCCTTTTCGTGAAATTAATTCTCATAATGTCCTCACCTTTATTTTCTTTTTAACGTCAGACGACGACAGTTTTTTGGAAATCTTTGATGAAAAAATACCATTTCAACAAGGGGCGCTTGTTATTTTTCCTGATGACATACAATATATATATAATATTATTTGTAAACGTAATAATTTTATTATTATGGGGCAGCTTGTAGATAACATATCTACAAAATAAATATAAAAAATTTTGTTTTATACTAGCAATGAAAGAATTTATATTTGAGATCGAAAATTCTTTATCAGCGGAAGAATGTGAAAAAATCATACATATTTTTGAAGAAAAAAAGGATAGGCAATATGAAGGTATTGTGGGCACCTACACATCTGTAATGGTTGATAAAAAAACTAAAATTACAGTTGATATGGCAATGGACCAGTGTGAAGAGTTCTCTATCATTAATCAAATTTTGCTTTTAAAGGTGCGAGAAGGTTTAAATAAATATATTTTACATATTGATCCTTCCTTTAATATTTACTTTTTTGATAAAATATTCCCCGATGTTAACTACAATTCTTTAATAATTCATAAGTATTTTAAGAACAAGGGAGTCTTTCAATACCACAATGACTTTAATATTGATCCACAAGATAGTTACTGTGATAAATTTAAATACAGGATATTTAATTATCTCTTTTATTTGAATGATGTTGATGAGGGCGGGGAAACTGAATTTTTCGGAAATGCTGTGCGCATTAAACCAAAATGTGGCAAATTAGTGTTTTTTCCATCGGAATGGTTTTATCCACATAAAGGGTGTGTTCCTATTTCAAATGATAAATATGTTATCGCTGGATGGATATACGTTAATTTAGATTAGCATGTCAAAGAATTATAATGGGATACTAACATTCCAATTCAAATGTTCATCGGTGTAAAAAAAATATAAAGAATCTGTCTTTGAAATATTAACAATTGTTATGGAGGATAGGTCAGAGGATCAGAAACAGTCGACTGCTAACTCTGAAAACGTTGTATCCAAAAAATCTACCAGAGGATTTTGGAAAATAAAGGATGAATTTGCTGAGTCTGTTCGTGATAGTTATAATCAATACTGCTCTAGAATCAATAAACAAGATACTAATATTATTGGTGAAGAAATGATCTACGATATAGAGAGGATTATTGTTTCTATTTTATGTAACTTGGAGGAAGATTCTATACTCGATGATTTTTATTTGGAGTGTTCATTCTTGCCTAATTCCGATAGTTTCGCTATAAATTATAATAAAAAACAAAAAAGGTTTTCAAAAATGTCGGTTTTGATCAACCTTTCTGTTGATCCTGAACCGGTGCCGATCCTTCTTACAAATATTGATACGGATGCATATAAATTTAAAGATTACAAATGCAATAACATTTTCAATGTTGCTTATTTAAAACCATATTCTATTATACAGCACGACAACGACAAATATTTTGTTTGGTTCAATAACCCATCTAATCCTAATGATTTTTATGATGTTCTTAAAATTACATTATGGTCTAAAGAAGATAATGCGTCCTTATCGATAGACGAATCATCACAAGAAAATTTAACAAAGAGAATGTTACAAGAAAATATTGAATATATTGAAAAATATGTGGGTGAATATGCGGAAGATGAGCTCTACGATTCAGGTATCTTTGATGAGATTTTTTATAAAAAAACCAACAGAAATTTGGAAAATTTGGTTGGTGTCATTAAAAAAAATAAAGATTGCGCCGATTACATGGAATTGATGGTTAGCACCAAAAAGAATATTGTCAGTTTAAACTATTTGAAAAATAAATACGGTCTTTTAGCAGAAGAAATTTATCCGTTCACTAAGAATAATATGGACATTAATGCAGATAACCGGTTTTATAGGCAAAAATTATATAAAAATATATTGTCTAAGGATGTTTGTTACTGGATTATTAATGAATATGAAAAGACTATCTTAAAACACGCTAATGAAAAAATTATAACGATGTTAAATATTGATTATATTCCGGGCGTTTTAAATTTTTTGGTTTTTATATCTAATTTATGGTTTGGAGAAATTAAAGAAGCATTCGGTATTAACCACCTTCGGTTAAATTTAACAGACATTTATGTTAATAAATATGATAACAATAATAGTAATTATATTAATTCGATCAAGGAGTCGTTTTTATGTTTAAATATATGTTTGTCTAGTCCCAATACTTATTCTGGTGGTGAATTTGGTTTTTATAATAATATGATGGTTCCTTACGATAATGATGATAAAATAAATTTCGAACAAGGTGATATGTTAGTGCATAATAATAAGAAGAAAATTAAATTAATGCCCATAAAAAACGGCAATGTTTATTTTTTAACTTTGGTTTCCGAAATTATTTATTGAAATTATATATTGTATATACAAAACCGTAAGCAGTTATATTATTTGCATCTATTTTGGTATTTTCATAATAAGGAAAACACCAAGAAAGTGGGAATAATATCATATTTCCTTTTTGGGGTCTTATTTTATAATCTTTCCAAAATACTATTTCTCCGTCATAATCATTCAAAAATAATACATATTTCAATATTTTTTGATTTATCATCATATCTTTCACATAAAATCTATCGGTCTTCTTTACTTCTCCTTTATTGTTATTAATAAAAAAATTGAAGTTGTTACCTTGTAAATAATTAAAACATAGGGTATTAAAATTGTCTCTATTCGTAGTTTCTTTTGTAAATATTAATTTACTGTTTACCATTCCACTATACTTTTCTATCTCACAATTCAATTCATTTATTAAGTGTGGTTTTATTCTTTCCCAAGTTTTGTATTTTGAAATATTTTCCTCGTCAGCACTAATTAGGGACATTTTATTGCAAATAGATAATTCTAGATCATCTGTTGATAATGCATCGGCGCATGAAAAAACATTTTCATAGTTTTGGATCTCTTTTTTTAATATATCTATTATTTCAACTATATCGTCACATAATTCTTCTGTTACAAAATTCTCCTTCATCCATATCAACTGTTCCTTTTTATAAGTAAAATTATCCATTTGTAAAATATATAAATATTATTTTAAGTTATTTTACTATTATGACTTCCAAGTATTCTTATAAAGGTATAACACTTAATAATTATATTGATAGCGTTACTGACGATATACTTGTTAGTACTAACTTTAATTTTGGAATATCTAAAGGTGCAAGCGTTTTTAAAGGGGGTATTATTAATGAAAGTCCAATTAAAACCGGTTACTCGTACAAAGGAACAGATGTAGCAAATATGTGTATCGCGAAATTTTCAGACTACACTGGTACATCGTCTATTACAATACCTACGTGGTGCAATAAGGTTCGGGCGGTGTTAATCGGCGCTGGTGGGCAGGGCGCACCAGCCCAGGTTACACCAGGTAACCTTAATCCTACGACCTATAATCCAACAATACCCGGTAACACGAACCCTTATGTTGCCGGTCAACCCGGTCCTAACTATAATACAGGTAATCTTGCTCAAACGGGTAATCCTGCGCAAGGAGGTAATATTGCTCAACCCGAAATTCCTGCACAAGCGGGTGGTAGTCCTGGACACCCCGAAATTCCTGGAAACCCCCCTAACTATAATCCTGCAGGACCCGATATTCCTGGACAACCTGCTAACTATAATCCTGAGACATACGACTATGAGTATGGTAATCCTACCGTAAATCAAGTTCCGGATACTATTCAACTTAAAGGTTATACGTGGCATCTAGCACAACCACAGACGGCTGTACCAACTAGTGACGGTTTTGTGTATTTATACACGCGAGTTATCCCTGGTAATATTATTCAAGCCGGTAACAATCGTCAACCAGGCAAACCTGCTACTGTTGCTCAAGCCGGTAACAATCCTCAGGCCGCTACCAATCCTCAGTCATCTAACAGTGTTGTACCAGCTAACTATAATCCAGTAGTAGAGGCGCAACCTGGTCCTAACTATAATCCAGGTACTCTTGCTCAAACGGGTAGTTCTGAGCAACCGTCCACGGTGAATCCTACCACAGGCCATAACGTTCTACAAGAAGCATTTTATAATCCAACTAATTATGCAGCCGGCGGTGGCGGTGGTGGCGGTGCGTTTTATTATGTGAATACTGTCGATGTCACAAATACTAGAAACATTAATTTGAGCATTTCTACAAATAATACCACATTAACAATCTCCAATTTTAGCTATCAAGCTGTTTCTGGAAGTGGTGGTTCTGGAAGTTCTAGTGGTGCAGGTGGGGGGCAATCTAGCGGTAACTATTATGCTGGTTCTAGCGGATCTGGCACTACCGGCGGAAGTTCAGCAATCTCTAGTTATACCAATTCAAACACTATTTCGGCATATGGTACTGGTGGAAGTGGTGGTGCGGCACCGACATCTGGAACATATGCAAATCCGGGTTCGGCAGGAGGAGGAGGGTATTGTAGAATTTATTTTTTATCTAATTAATAAAATAAAAGGCCATTCGTATTATTAGGTATATGGAAGACAAATATATTTATTTGAATTTAAAAAGTCAGGAAGGTACAAAGTCAGAAACGGATAGCTCTAACAATATCCTAAGTTTAATTAATTTCATTTATGAAAATTCTGTCTCTATTCCAGATGAACTTTGCGATAATATAATAGAATTATTTGATTTGCAAGAAAATAAGGGGCCTGGTTCTACTTATGGAGGAATTCAGAAACATATTAAAGATACTACTGATTTTAATATTCCCAGATATAATAGTGAAAAATGGAATAAGATTTGGGATTTTTTATTGAAGGAATTGCATAAAAACTTAAAACTCTATCATAAGAAATTAATTGACGATTACAAAGTTGACAATATATTAACTGAAAATGTAATTATAGATAATTTTATGGTTCAACATTATAAAAAGGGTGTTGGTAAATATACCTATCACAATGATGGTCAAACTAATTATGGACTTCACACACGCCGCATTATTACTTATATTTGGTATTTAAACGATGTAGACGAAGGTGGGGAAACCGAATTTTTTAGAGAATATAGAATTACCCCACAAAAGGGAAAAATTGTCTTATTCCCAGCAAATTGGTGTTACCCTCATTGCGGTAAACTTCCTATATCAAGCGACAAATATATCATTACTGGTTGGATTTATACTGATCAAGTATAAAATAATTGGAAGTTCCATTGAAATGGTCAATTATGTATGTCGAGTCACTCTATCAATAATATTTCCAAGATCATGGCGATCATCGACAATGACCTTTCTGTTCGCGCTACTTACACCTTTGCCGTTTCTGTTGGTACATAAGGCAAAGGTGTAATGGAATACCAAAAGAACACCCCCTTTCTGTCACCATCCGATCTATCCATCAGCACAATCAATGGACTGTCTTAATGACCCCGCCATCCGAGCCCTTTCATTAAGATCCGTTATCAATCATTCATTTCCCAACATCTTTCAACAGCATCGCGATAAAGCAAGTATCCCACTGTCCAGATATGAGTAGGATATTGATAGTGTAGTGACATAGGAAAAAGGTGTATTTACGTGCGTATTTTACAGAGGGTACAACAATGTGTGAAATAGAACAAAAAACATATCAAAAATTATTCGGTTGATATGTTTCGAGAACCTGACAATACCGTCTCATCACCTTATTTATAATGTTCTTTCGAGAACTTGACAATACCGTTTCACCACCTTATTTATAATGTTCTTTCGAGAACTTGACAATACCGTTTCACCACCTTATTTATAATGTTCTTTCGAGAACCTGACAATACCGTTTCATGTGCTTCTTTCGAGAACCTGACAATACCGTTTCATGTGCTTCTTTCGAGAACCTGACAATACCGTTTCATGTGCTTCTTTCGAGAACCTGACAATACTGTTTCATGTGCTTCTTTCGAGAACCTGACAATACTGTTTCATGTGCCTCTTTTGAGAACCTGACAATACTATTAATAAAC